TCTTTCAAAATCTTGTGCCATTATTTTTTCCTTTTATTAATTACAGGGCGATTGCCATAGCAACTGCAAATCCAGCACTTGCTCCTGGTAAGTTTGTTAAATTGCTTCCGTCCACAGCTGGAAGTTGAGCTGATCCATTTAATTGAACTACATTGTTTGCACTTGTTCCAACAGTTTTTGTAGATGCTGTTCCAAGTCCACTAATTTTTGTATTTGCGATAGAATTAACAGTTAATGTAATATTTCCACTAGATGTAACTGGTGTGCTACCCACAGTAAATTCTGATGCACCACCATCAGCTATGCCAACAGAGGTTACTGTTCCTGTGTTACTAGGTGTAATAACAGTATAAGTAATTGAAGTTGAGCCAACTGATCCTGTGTTATCGGTAGTACATAAAAATATTTTATTATCGTTTGTTGATCCTTGATTAACTACAACCATTCCACCAGAAAGTTCTGCTATTGAATCATGTTCAGGGTCTCTTGATGAAGCACCACTAGAAACTGCTAAGTATAATCCATTTTCACTAGCAGTGGATTGATCTTTGACTAAAACTCTATCACCAGCAACAAGGGTAACACCATCAATAGAATCTCCTGCCTCTAGGCCATTTGATAAATTAACATTCGATGTAGTAGCGCATTCTGCAATTGTTCTAGTCCTTAAACCAGCTACAGCTTGATCTACATAAGATTTGGTTGCAGCATCGGAGTTACTAGATGGAGAACCAAGTCCTGTAACCGATCCACCTGATATAGTAACATTGTTTGATGCTTGAGTAGAAATAGAACCTAATCCTAAAGATGTTCTAGCAGTAGCACCACTCTCCGTTACAAAGTTTGATCCATCACCAACAATAAAATTACTATCAGTTGGTGTTAAGCCTGCAATATCTGTAAGTTGTGCATCGCTATTTTGTTTGCCATCAATTTGAGTTTGAATTGCGCTTGATACACCATCTAAATAACCAAGTTCAGTTGTTGTGACATCGCTAACTTCAACTTTACCACTTCCATTTGATTGTAATGCTCTTGAGGCAGTTAAGTCAGATGATGCTATAGTTGATGCACCACCAGTTATGGTTGCTTGTTTTGAATCTATTTGTGTTTGAACACTTGATGTAACTCCATCTAAATATCCTAATTCAGTATCGGTTACATCACTTACTGCAATTTTTTGTGAGCCATTAGAAATAACTGCTCTATTTGCAGTTAGACTTTCTGTGTCAATCGTAGATGCACTCCCTGTGATAGTAGGTTGCTTTGCATCTAGTTGAGTTTGGATAGCACTTGAAACACCATTTAAATATTGAAATTCTGTATTTGAAATTGATCCATCTGCTAATTTAGTAGCACTAATCCCTGTAGGTATAGAGTCATTAGTTTTTGATAAAGAGGCCACATAAACATTAGAGATAGCTTCATTAGATAATGAGCCACTATCCCAAGTAACATTTATTGTAGTGTTTGTAGAAAATGATGAACTAGCAATCGTACCATAAATTGTTCCAGGGGTACTAGCTGTTAATTTAATTCTTCTCCCTGCATGATAAATAGAAGTTACATCAACTCCATTGATTGTAAAAGATGTGCCTGAAGCATAAGCCGCAGTATAAGCACCACTTCCATCACCATATTCAATCCACTGTGCATCATTGAACCAATCTCTAGTATTCTTCATCAAGCCTCTTATGGCATTATTTAAATTACTAGGAAGCATCCCCTCATCAACATCAATCCCATTTAATGAAGTGTTGTTAGCTTGTGTTGTTGAATAATCTTTAATGTTTGTACTCATAGGTCTCCTAATTCATAAACCACATAAAAGCTTTATCGCTTTCTGTGTTATTTTTATTTATTAATGTGTTAACAGCTTCTTCTACTTGTCTTTGAAAAAACTCCTGTGTCTCAATTGAATATCTTATGTTGTCTATATCTATTTTATCACTCATTATCTTGATCCACCTTGAGAAGCAGTTAGATCAATTCCTTGCGCATTAGTCCAAATAGACTCTGCTGGTATTTTTACATTTGCTCTAAAATATCTACCACTTTGTCTTACAGGGTTTATGCCTGTATCATTCATAGAACTAGATGATGATGTTGTAACAGTATCGGCTAATTTATCTCTAGTTTTAATAGTAACATTTGCACTAGCGTCAACCAATGGCCTTACACTTGTTATGTTTGCTCTTAGACCAGGAAATAATTCTTGTTCTTTTGTTTCAAGTTCGGCTTCTAAAGTTTTACCACTAAAGATCGCAGCTTTAAAATTTTCATCAATTGCACCTAAATATAAATGCCCTGTGGTCCAGTAAGCTGTGTCTAGTGAAATATTAATATCTTCTAAGTTTTCACTTATAATATCCATTAACTCAACTGTGTTAGCTACTACAAATTGTTTAAAAATTTGTGATGCTTTTACTTTTGCAATACTCCACTTTTGAGTAACATAATTATAAATTAATAATTTATCACAAATCCCTGTAGTATTTGGATTATCTTTTGATGGATATAACCAAATTGCTAAAGTATTAAATGGATCAACAGCGCTTGTAATTCTATCTGTGTAAGCTTTGTTAAGATCACTTTCAAAAAATCTATTTACTTTCTCAGCTCCTATTGGCAACACTTGATCACCATTGATTTGAAAAAATCCATCTGATGCGTAAAAAAAAACTTGTCTATTGTCTTGGCAAACAGTTTGGCCATAAACAGCACCCCTGTTTGGAGAAATTACACTAAACCTGAAAACAACATTTCCACCAACAAAGTCCATACGAATAATTTGATCTTGCCTGAACACATATCCAACCTCACCACTTGTGATGGCCACAACTTGACCCCCTGATCCTGGTAAGTCTTGTTGATCACTTGAACTAACTCCACTTTCCCAAGTTGATATATCGTTTATACCACTCCATTGAACTCTATTTTTAGCGTTCTCAATATTACCTGTAACTAAAAAATCTCTAATAACCCCTGATATTTTAAATTTAACAGGGACAGTTCCACTTCCACTTGATGAAGCTAAACTTTGTAGTGTTGCAAAGTTAGATGAAGTTCCCATTAAATAATACATTGGGGGATTAACTCCATTTGATGCAATTACATAATTTCCAAATTGGGTAAATGTAAAATAATCTGTGTCTCCACCACTTATAGTCAAGCTTCCTTTAACACTAGAAAAAGTTCCACTTGTTAATTTATAAATATTGTCTTTCGTTCCAACAAAAGTAAATACTGTATTTGTATTATCTCTAAACGACCCTGCGCCTTTTGCATTTTGTGTAACATTTGATGCTCCACTATAAGGTACTAAACCTTTTACAGGCTTGTAACTTGTTTGTGCATGATAAACATTAGTCGCCACAGTTGAGCCAGGGTTTAAATGATCAGGTTGATCAGGAAGCCATTCTCCAAAAGGTATTTGCATTTTAAAACCTAACTATTTGTTGTTACATAACTATTTTTAAAAGGTGATGCAATTGTATCCTCACCTCTCATTTGTAAAGGTGATCCACTAAATTGATCTTCTCTATCGTTTAACTCTAATCTTTCCATAGCCGTTTGATACATTTGCGACCATGTTTGAACTTGTTGAGGATTAATTCCACCTAAAAAATTCGCAGCATGAAAAAGTGATCCATATAAATAAATAGATGGATGTGATGTTAAAATATAATTTGTTGTAGTTGTATCCGATAACGCATCAAAGCTTTTATAATAATTTATATAAGCTGTGTAATTGCTATCAGGTTTTGGCATAAATCTAAATGTGTCTCCAAGAATAGTATAAGATAAAGGAATCCCTGTTTGCGATGTTCCCTTAACCTGGTCCATTTGAGGTGGAGTCATATATCTTAAAGGGTATTTAGTAGAGCCACTTAAAATATAAATATCTCTTACTTGTAAAAAACCAGTTGGCAAAGCTTCTGTTTCACTATCAATTGTAAAACTTGTTTGTGCAATCATTTTTCTAACTCTTAACTTTGAGTTAAAATCAGCTTCTACAAGTTTTATAAAATCATCACTAATCTCCGATGTTAAATCACTTCTATTTAACCAATTAGCAATTGATGTTTTTAGAGAACTATAATTTGTTAATGCCATTAAAATCTTCCTGGTGCTGTTCTAAAATATCTATAATCAGAACTATTTAATTTTTCTTTTAAAATTTTTGTTTGAACATCTTTTGGTAAAGCAAACCAATTACCTTTGTTTTGATCACCATTATGTTCTTTAGCCCAAATTTCTAAAATAATTGTAGGTATAGATGCTATTCTTTTTAAACCTTTGTCAGGTGAGTAACCATCGTTTTGAGTATATAACTTTTTATTGTGTTCTAAAATTGGCTTATGATCAATTTTTCTTTCTTGAACGACACCCTTTTCCGTACCATAAAAAGTCTCTGTTACTAAACCATCTTTTTCAACAATTTTACTCATCGACCACCACCTTTATATCTAGTTTGTTTCTTTTGTCTTTTCTCCGATTTCGATTGAGATTTTTTGTGCTTTCCTAATTTAGGAGGCTTATCTCTAGGAGTGAAACTAACAAACTTTTGCTTAGCCACTTAACTCAGTTACATAAAGATCGCCACTACCTATAAAAGCTACTTTCTCACCTGGTCTAATTTTGATAATTTCAATATCATTAGCAGGGATATACATAGAGCTTGTTGTAGCAGTTGGTGATCCACCAAAAGCAACATGGCCATTTGCACTTGCGACTATTCTAATAAATTGTGTATGCGATAACATCCCATCTGATGTAGCAGCGCTTGAGCCACTTGATGTTACTTTTTGTGTTTTAATTGGAAACAATCCATAATTATATGACATTAATATTTTCCTTTTTTACTTTTTACTTTTTTGCCTTTTTTCTTTGCAAAGGCTTTAGCTTTTTTCATTCCACTTTTTGTGTATGAAAACTTTTTTTTTCCTACCATTGGCATAGTTTATTTCTCCTAATAAATTTTGTTGGGTACTTGGGGGATGTACCGCTAGGCAAGTTCCCCCAAATTCTATTATCTTCTAATAACGTAAGTAAGTTCCATTTTTGAGGAGTTACTTGATCCACCATCTGTAATGGCTTCAATAACTGATCCCTCATTAACGCTATTTAATGAAGTAGGCTCAACTTCGTATTGTTTACCAGCTGATCCTGATGCAACATGACTAATCGCAGCTGACGTACAAGCCACACCATCTATTTCAAAAGAGATAGCAGCAGTTCCTGTAGTAGTTGCTTTGTTATGTGCAAAAATTTTAACAATTCTACCACCATCTGGCACCACAACAAAAGTTGAAGATGCTGTTGATACACTAGGTATATGTGATGTTAGAAAATAATCGTTAAGTGTTCTCATTATATTTTTCCTTTTTTTGATTGCTTCGTTCCGTCATTGACTTCAAAGACCAAACAAAATGTTAATTGCATATAGGGGGATTGCTCCCCCTATAATAATATCTATTACGATGTAGTTAGATCGAATACTGCACCACTTGCTTTTTCGTTTTTAGAAACAAGTGTGTATTCTGCTAACAATGCTTGTTTAGTAGCATCACCAGTTTTAGCTAAGTCCATTAGAGAGAAATCTCTTAGGAATGCTGTAGCCCACATATCTGGTTGAAGTACAAAACAATCTCTTGATCTTGAGAATCTATTTGGAACAACAGTCATTGATCCAAAGTCAGATTCATAAACATCAACAGCTGCTACAAGTCTTTTGTTTTCTGCAGGGTCAAATCTAGTTGATCCACCTGTAAAACCAGAAAGAACTTGTTTGTTGAAAGAACCAACCATAACCATAGATGGATCGCCACCCTCATCCCAACATTTTTTAATTACATTTTTAAGTTGAGATTCAGTGAAAGCTCTCTGAGTTCCATCTGTTCTTGCAGTTCCAGGTACGTCAGCACTTGATACTTGACCATTTGCTCCACCTGAACCAGCGTCATTGTTTGCTTGTATCCAACCTGCTAATCCAGCAAGTTCTCTAGCCGCACTATCGCTACCAACTACAGGTGAGTTGTTTGCGCATAATGAACTTTCCATATCTCTTTTTAGTTCTTTCGAAGCTTTTGAGATTTGGTAAGCTAATTCATTATTTCTACCAGCTTTTGATACGCTATCTAAAGTA